TAATTGTATCCATACATTCATGTAATTCACTAAAACCACCTAATCCTACAAAAGATACTTTTACTCGGTCCAAAACCTTTTCAATAATTATTGAAATTCCAATATCTCTAAAATCATTTCTATTAAATTTACCCTGAAAAGCCCTTGTCCAATTATCTATCTCTTCTTTTGCTGTCTTTAAAGGTAATCCATATCTATCTTTAATAACTTGCATTATATTATTTTCATCAGTGTTTCTTTTTTTTAGCAGTGAGATAAAACTATATAATTTTTTGGGGTCATAAAAACCAGAGGATTTATTATATAATAAATGTAATGGTTCATCTTTTGAATCTTCTAAGATAGTAAATTCAGTATAAAAATTTTTTAATGGTTTTACCAACATGGTTTGATTATAATCCGGTAATTCATAAACATAACTACAATCAATTCTTTCAGGTTCCTTATATAGTATTGGTAACTTGGTATCACTTTGAGATATTTCAATGTTATTTAATTTTCTAATAATACCATTTGCTCTGTTAATAAATCCAATCACTACTTTGTTTGAGAATTCAGATATTCTCATCATAGAACCGCAATATAATTTTATTTTACCATCGGAATACAGTAACATAGTAGAGTAATTAGTCGTATCTTTATCATAGATTATAAATGATAATGTATTTATCATATCAATTCTTTCTGGCATAGTAAAACCATTATGAATCATAATACTACGATTCCATATTTCAAATATTTCTTTTGTAACGGTTTTCTTTTCAACAGAGTATTCATTATAAATACTATTCTTATCTAATTTCATACAGGAATCTAAATAGTTATCAATGAAAATTCTTATATAAGGAGTTTTTTCATCTACCGTAAATTCTTTAAAAATCTTAAATAAATCGATACTATTTTCTTCGAATCTATTTTCATAGATTAGTGTAGTTGGGCGACAACTAATAGGGAGATATTTATATCCTTTCTGCAATGATTTAAAAGTGTTTATTTTTTCTATTTTATTTAATATTTTCGCATGGTATTCAGTATCATCTGCATTTATTTCGGAAATCAAAGGGAAATATTTTTTTAAGAATCCATTCAGTAAAACTATATCACTCATTTTCTTCATGTGTTTTTTAGAGTATTTAATCGCATCATCTAGAGTACAGAAATAAATATTTGTATTTGGTTTCAATCCTTTAATATCTCTCATTTTATCATAATAGCTCTTATAAGAACTGTATATATCAGATGAAAATCTTGTTTCTCTTTTTGATTCACCATCCGGAGAACAAAATCTATCATCATATTCCTTATCTGAAAATAGATTCATGTATGATTTCAAATCATCATATTGTATCCCTAATGGTAAACAATATCTCAAAGAATAGTCATTTTTTGGATTCATGTCTAACCAAGCGAATATTTTCTTACCGGAAATATCTTCTTTAACACAGTATTGTGCTATTTTAGAGAATAATATTTCTATTGTATCAGTTAAATATATCTTACCCTTGACTACTTTTGGTTTGAAATCTATATCTTGAACAGTTGGTTTACTATTTTCAGGATTAAATACATAACATTCTTTGTGTAAAATATCATTTCTTTTTTCCATAGGCGTACCTCTTAATGTATCGCTAACATGAAATACATTCACTTGTATATTTGAATAATCATTTTTATCATTAAAATCTAAATAAGGATCGCTCATTAAGATATTAATATAAGACTAGATATTAATTTAAAAATTATACGAATAAAATTTATATTTCTATAATTTCATAGGGGTTGATGTTATCTCCATTCCACAATACATTTCTGGATATTTACCATAATCAACTGGTTTATAGATACCCATCCTTGCACCTTGTTCCAGTAAATATTTCATATTATCCCAGAATAATGGTGTATGACCATTTTCGGGTGTCATAATATGAGATAATTCATGGATTGCTACGAATAATATAATATTATCGTCCATAAACTTTTCAGTAGATTTTTCACGAACACATAGTGATACTTCTTCACCTTTGTTCACACTATAAGCGACATATTCAGAACCAGGAATATTTTCGGTTATGTAATCGGAATTAAAGTTATCTTTCAACTTCTTATTATATTTTCCTTTTTCTTTATCTTCTAGATTTAAACCATCTACCAAATTTTGTAATTTAATACTTATATTTGCCAACTTATCGGATGCTTCTTGTTTATCGGGTAATTTACGAACATAATATTCTTTATTATTTACTCTTGATTTTACCTTATCCAAATAAAGACTTCTTCTTAAATAATTACTGAAAGCGAAGATTGCTAATACACCAATTAGTAATATACTTAATTCTTTCATATTAATATTAGTTTAGATAAGAAATTTGATAAATTTGATTTAAATATTATTAGAGAATTAACTAAATATAAACAATTATGAGTGATTTTAAAACTTTTCAAATTGTTGATATATTATCCGATGACTGGAATAAAGAAAGAACTGTTACAATGATAGATAAAAAGGGCAAAGAAAAAAAAGATAAAGATGGTAATACAAAAACACAACTAGAAAAATATAAAGAATTTGTATTGACTATTTACGGCATCGATGGAAATGATAAACGGATTGTATGCAATGTCTATGGTTATAAACCTTATTTCTTTATCAAAATTCCAAATACATGGGATATCAATGAAGCGAAAACACTTATGAAAAATATATCAAAAGATAAAATACATCAGAGAATTGAAATCGTAGCAGCAAAAGATTTCTATGGTGTTCAGTGGAATCCAAATACATCAAACATTCAAACATTTAAATTCATGAAGATGTATTTTAATAGTTATAGTGAAATGAGAAAATTTATCGGTGAAACCAAGAAATTTTACAATACCAAAGAAGAATTATCTGGTATGCCACTCAAGATTCATAAAGAATGGAAAGAGACAAGAAGTAGCATTAACAATGATAGTAATCTTTATGAAAGTAGTATTCATCCTATCATTAAATTTATTCATGATACAGGTATAGACCCCACTGGTTGGGTCCGCGCGAAAAATACAGATAAGGGTGATTATAAATCTAGACTCTTTAATTCCGTTGAATATACCACTTCTTATAAAGATATTTCTAAGCACGATGATGATAAACCCAGTAATTATCGTGTAGCTAGTTTTGATATTGAGTGTGACAGTTTACACGGAGATTTTCCTATGGCTATCAAAAATTACAAGAAGTTCGCATCTGAAATATTTGATAGTTATCAGAGTCTCTTAAAGAAAATTGGGACGGTATTTAACGAAGACCCTCAAAAAAATCTGACACAACTATTCACTTATGGTTTCAATAGAGATAAGAACACACTCACACAATCTAAACTAGATATAATAAATATTAATAGTATTAGTTTCAATAAGTTACCAACGGAGGGTACTATTGAAAACATAGTCTTTAAAATTGTAAGCGATGAACCAGGTGATAAGAGAAATACAATACTAGACGATATTAAAAATCTATCTTTAAAGTCTAAAGAAAGAGATGCTTCTATTAAGGCGATATGTGATATTATTGAAGAAGAATTACTAGATGAGAAGATTGTTCATTTAGGTGACCCTATTATTCAAATTGGGACGGTATTTTATGATTATGGTAAAGGAGAAACATTTAGACATATTTTAGTCATTGGAAACAAAGACGGATTATCTAAAGAAGAGATATGCGATGATTTAGATGGAATTACCGTTGAAAAATGTGATACAGAAAAAGATTTACTACTTGGTTGGAGAAATATCATTAAGAAGATGGATCCTGATTTTATTACAGGGTATAATATCTTTGGTTTTGATTTTAAATATATCTTTGAGAGAGCTTCCGTATTATTTCCATGTCATCCTAAATGCACTGATTATTACCATGTAAAAGGATGTCCTATGAAAGAATTCTTAAATTTTGGTAAAATGGATAGTAGACAATGGAAAGCAAAGGATCATTATTCTAAAAAGTGCTGCATGAAAACCCAAAAGCTTAGTTCATCTGCTCTCGGCGATAATACATTAAATTATATCGTAATGGATGGTCGTATCTTATTTGATATTCAAAAAGAAGTACAAAAGGGTCATAATCTCGAATCTTATAAACTCGATAATGTTGCCGCTCATTTCATGAGGGGTAAACTAAAAAATATAGAAGGTAAAAATATATCTGTTTCAGATACAGGGCATCTTAAAAATGGAGATTATGTATCATTTCGAACGCATAATAATATTGGCGAAGAACTATTCGAAGACGGTAAGAAATTTAAAATTGATAGAGTTGAACCAAAAACACTTATCCTTTGTCAAGAATTAATGATTGATTTAAGTGAATATCATAAAGTTGAATGGTGTTTAAACAAGGATGATATTTCACCTCAGGATATCTTTGATAAACATAAAGACGGTGGTCCTTCTGGAAGAGCAGAAGTCGCAAAGTATTGTGTTCAGGATTGTGAATTATGTATTCATTTACTCATGCTTTTAGATATTATCCCTAATAATCTTGGTATGGCGAATGTATCTTATGTCCCGGCATCCTATATCTTCTTAAGGGGTCAAGGCGTGAAAGTAACTTCAGTTGTATCTCGTGTATGCGCTGAAAGAAATACTAAAATTCCAGAACTGATGAAAATTCCAAGACTTAATGATTATATTAAGATGTATAAGAACGGTTCAAGTGATAGTGATATTGTAGACAAAATGAAAGAAGATGAAAAATATGGTAAGGAGTGGGAATATGATGAATGGTTAAATAGAGTTAAATTACAAGCGGTAAATGGTATAGAGGGATATGAAGGGGCAATTGTATTAGATCCTACTCCAGGTATTTATCTAGATGATCCAGTATCTGTTTTAGACTATGCTTCACTTTATCCTTCTTCAATTATCGAGAAAAATATTTCGCATGAAACACTTATTGAAGATACGAGTCTTTTAGAAGAGATTGGAGAAGATAACTATTATACAATTAAATATCAAAATTGGATTTATAGAAATAAAGGTAAAGGTGATACTATCGAAAAGATAGATGCGGGAAGTCAAACAACTTGTTATTTCATGAAACCAGAATTTATGAAGAGTAAAGGCATGTTTCAAGGAGGAGAAAAAGAAATGGGTATTATTCCCGCTGTATTAAGACATCTCCTTGATGCGAGGAAAAGAACAAGAGGATTAATAAAACAAACCGATGATGAATTTAAAAAGAAGGTCTTAGATGGTCTTCAATTAGCTTATAAAGTTACAGCTAATTCAGTATATGGTCAGTTAGGAGCGAAAACAAGCACTGTTTTCAAAATGAGTTTAGCCGCTTGCACAACAAGTATAGGTAGATCTCGCATTGATGATGCTTCTAGAGGAGTTAAGTTATGGGCTGAAAAGAAAGGATATCCAGAACCGGAAGTGGTTTATGGAGATACAGATTCTGTATTTGTAAAATTCAGTCGCTATAAGGATAATAGACTCTTAGAAGGTAAAGAAGCATTAGCTCATTGTATCCAGTGTGGTCAGGAATCCGGTGATTATATTACAAAAGGGAAACTATTAGTTGAAGATGAAGATGGTTCAGTTGAAGAAGAATATCACAAACCACTCTTATGTCATCCTCAAGATTTAGAATATGAAAAAACATTCTGGCCTTTTATCTTGATATCAAAGAAACGATACACGGGAGATAAATACGAATTAAGTACTGAAGAATGTAAACGCACGTCAATGGGTATTGTTCTTAAGAGGAGAGATAATTCTCCAATTGTGAAACATGTTTTTGGAAATGTTATTGAGAAAATTATGATTGAGAAAGATTTCAATTCTGCTTTAGATTGGTTAAAGCAAACTCTTTTAGAAATTAGAAATGCTCATTTTTCAAACAGATATTTCGTAATTACAAAATCATTAAGAGGATATTATAAGAATCCTCAGAGTATAGCTCATAAAGTATTAGCAGATAGGATGGCTGTTCGTGATCCAGGCAATAAACCTAAGTCAAATGATAGGATTCCATATGCTTATATTCAATTAACAGATGATATCCTTTATGATTATGATAATCCATATAAGAGTGGATCAAGGAAGGGACAACCAAGATTAAGAAATGTAAAGCAGGGTGATAGAATCGAACATGCTGATTATATTAAAGATAAAAATTTACAATTAGATTATGAATTTTATATCACAAATCAAATTATGAATCCAGTAAAGCAGGTATTAGATTTAGAGATGGATAGTAAAGAAACAGAGAAAATATTTATGAAATAATTTAATGTGGCCTAAGATAGTACGAAACACCGGTGGAGATGATTATAAATTTACTTCTTTAACATTCTATGAATCAATTATGATAGTTTTATTATTTATCATTTTGTTTAAGTCAAGAATTATTCGAGAAAATTAATTAGTTTATTTTCTCTAAAATTTTTTTCTATACTAAGGTATAAATAATATGGGAGGAGGATTAATGCAGCTTGTTGCTTATGGCGCACAGGACATTTACCTTACGGGTAACCCGCAGATTACTTTCTTCAAGGTTGTCTACCGCAGACACACCAACTTCTCTATGGAGGCAATTGAACAGACTATCAATGGTAACCCCGGTCCTTCTACGAGATTGACTAGCATCATTTCCCGCAACGGTGATTTAATTTCCAGAGTTTACCATGAACTAACCAGCCTTCCGTCTACTGGTTTAGTAAACATTGGTGCCAAATTATTTGATACCATTGAAGTTGAGATTGGTGGTCAGAAGATTGACAAGGTCACCGGTAAGTGGATGGAAGTTTGGGCCGAATTAACTGAACCTAATAAATTTGGTCATCTCGGCAATGCTGGTGGTACCCAAGGTACTGTTTTCCAAAATATGTCCGGTATGGGTGGTGTCAAGCACGATACGCCACAGACTCAGGTATTAGTTCCATTACCATTCTGGTTTTGTCGTAATCCTGGCCTTGCTTTACCATTGATTGCCTTACAGTATCACGAAGTTAAGCTTATTACTACTCTAAGCACTGACGCCACTGCTTCGACTGGTCTCAGAACTTGGGTAGATTACATCTACCTTGATACCGATGAGCGTCGTAGATTTGCCCAGGTAAGCCACGAATACCTTATCGAGCAGCTTCAGTACTACACTGACTCGAAGACTACTTTTGACCTAAACTTCAATCATCCGGTTAAGGAATTAATCTGGACTGCTTCTCAGAATGCTTCGGGCACTTTAGGCGACTTAGAATTCGGTAACGGCGACATTTCTACCGTTAAGTTTCAGTTGAAATTAAATGGCCACGACAGATTTTCTGCTAGAACGGGTAACTATTTCACTCGTGCTCAGGTATGGGAGCATCACACTGGTTGTGGTGGGATTAACGCCACTACCGGTACTGGGGGGGCTGGAGGTCATTTGAATGACACAATTGCTGTTTACTCTTTCGCCCTCAAGCCGGAAGAGCACCAGCCTTCTGGAACATGCAATTTCTCTCGCATTGACAATGCTCAGCTATTAGTTACTGGCGATAGCACATCGTCAGATGAACTAACCATCTACGCTATTAACTACAATGTTCTCCGCATCATGTCGGGTATGGGTGGTCTCGCCTACTCGAACTAAATTCTAATACTTCTTTTTAAGATAAAAAATTTCAATAAAATAATAATATAATATTATTTGTTAATTTTCCTATATTTTTTTGTATAGTAAAGTATAAAGTAATATGGGAGGTGGATTAATGCAACTTGTTGCTTATGGTGCTCAGGATATTTATCTTACAGGGAATCCTCAGATCACTTTCTTTAAGGTTGTGTATCGCCGACACACAAACTTCTCTATGGAAGCAATACAACAGACTTTTTCTGGGAGTCTTGGTGATGGAAAAAGACAAACGGCTACTATATCAAGGAATGGTGATTTAATTTACAGGATGTATTTCCAAGCTGTTTTGGCGGCTGGCACTGGTGAAAGTAGCACGCAATCTATTTTCGATAATCCAGGGGCAAGAATGATTGACACTGTTGAAATTGAAATTGGCGGACAATCAATTGACAAACATACTGGAGACTGGATGGAAGTATGGGCCGAATTAACCGAAGAAAATGAAACATTAACAGTAACTAATAAAGAAGATAGAGGGACTCTTTTCCAGAACATGTCCGGGATGGGTGGTGTTTCTCGTGGCAGAGAGGCTGGTTCGGGGTCACGGGAAGTATATGTACCCCTTCAATTCTGGTTTTGTCGTAATCCGGGTCTTGCTTTACCTCTTATTGCGCTTCAATACCATGAAGTGAAACTCATTGTAGAGTGGAATTCATTAACTAATAGTGCGCCACATTCATGTGATTTATATGTTGATTATATTTACTTAGATACGGATGAAAGAAGAAGATTTGCTCAGGTGTCTCATGAATACCTTATCGAACAGCTTCAGTATCATTCATTAGAAGATAGCACAGTAAATGAATTAAATTTCAATCATCCCGTAAAGGAATTAGTATGGACTGGTGATAATTTACCCGCAAATGCTTCAGGTTATTATTCCGGAAGATATAATGTTTCCGCCGGTAATTACCATATAAAATTAAATGGTCATGATCGCTTTGAACCTAGACCTTATCCATATTTTACACGCACACAAATATGGGAACATCATACAGGTCCAGGTGGTCTAGGTGTCAGCGAAAACTATCCATTCCCAACAGAGCTCCTTTCTGATTATAGAGAAGTTACAGCTAGCGATGATTCAATAGCAGTTTACTCTTTCGCACTCAAACCTGAAGAACACCAACCTTCGGGAACATGTAATTTCTCACGAATTGATAATTCTCAACTTATTGCGACAAATGCCAGTCTCCTTGGATCAATTTACGCTATTAACTACAACGTTCTCCGTATCATGTCGGGTATGGGTGGTCTTGCTTACTCGAACTAAATTCTAATACTTCTTTTTAAGATAAATAATTTCAATAAAATAATAATATAATATTATTTTAGTTAATTTCACAGAAATTTTTTTGTATAGTAAAGTATAAAGTAATATGGGAGGTGGATTAATGCAACTTGTTGCTTATGGAGCTCAGGATATTTATCTCACGGGGAACCCGCAGATCACTTTCTTTAAGGTTGTGTATCGCCGACACACAAACTTCTCTATGGAAGCAATTCAGCAGACTTTTTCTGGAAGTCTTGGAGATGGTAAAAGACAAACGGCTACTATATCGAGAAATGGTGATTTAATTTACAGAATGTATTTCCAAGCAGAGCTCGAAACCAATGCTTCCGAATTAACTTATTTCCCTAATGCCGGTTCTTTTATGATAGACAATGTTGAAATCGAAATTGGTGGTCAATCAATTGATAAACATACTGGAGACTGGATGGAAGTATTTTCGGAATTAACAGAAAGAAATACTAGTGCTATTGTATCAAATGGTTCTTCAAATGGTGGAACTCTTTTTCAGAATATGTCTGGTATGGGAGGTGTAAATGCAGGTAAGGAATGGGCCGACGCGGGAACAGATGGCTTTAAACGCATTGATTCTGTATATGTACCTCTTCAATTCTGGTTTTGTCGTAATCCGGGTCTTGCTTTACCTCTTATTGCTCTTCAATACCATGAAGTGAAACTCATTGTAGAGTGGAATTCAATAACTAATAGTGCTCCACATTCATGTGATTTATATGTTGATTATATTTATTTAGATACAGATGAAAGAAGAAGGTTCGCACAGGTGTCTCATGAATACCTTATTGAACAGCTCCAGTATCATTCATTAAGCACTAGCAAAATAAATGAATTAAATTTCAATCATCCAGTAAAGGAATTGGTATGGACAAATGTTAAAGATGCGAGCTATAATTTTGACGCTTTGAAAGATACAAATTATAATATTAAGCTGAATGGCCATGATCGCTTTGAATCGAGACCCATGGCATACTTTACGCGGACTCAAATATGGGAACATCATACAGGACCAGGTGGATTATCTACGGATATAAATATTACCGATTTCGCTTCTTGTAATTTAAATGATACAATCGGCGTTTATTCATTTGCCCTTAAACCGGAAGAACATCAGCCATCCGGTACATGTAATTTCTCTCGCATTGATAATGCCCAATTAGTAACAGATAAACCTCTTGTAGAAGGTGGAACAATATACGCCGTCAACTACAATGTCCTTAGAATAATGTCTGGTATGGGTGGTCTTGCTTACTCTAACTAAACAAAGATTTTAAAATAAATTATATTAAGTTGAAATTAAGTTAAAATTAAGTTTAAATTAAATTGAATTTTAAATATTAATCTAATAGTTTAAATTTAGATTATTATAATTATCTATTAACGACATTTTAGGTCTTTCATAGATACTCCTCTACGCCCCCGACGTCTTCTACGGACGGATGTGTTTAATTTCCCTGGTTCTACAGGATCAGGTTCTACTTCTGGTTCTACAGGATCAGGTTCTACAGGATCAGGTTCTACAGGATCAGGTTCTACGGGATCAGGTTCTACTTCTGGTTCTACAGGATCAGGTTCTACAGGATCAGGTTCTACTTCAGATTCTACTTCTGTATCAGATTCTACTTCAGTGGATACTTCATGTTCTACTTCTGTATCAGATTCTACTTCTTCTTCAGTGGATACTTCAGGTTCTACTTCTGTATCAGATTCTACTTCTTCTTCAGTGGATACTTCACCTTCACTAACAACAACATCTTCAATTGTGTCTGAATTACTTATAGTATCTAATACATTATCAACTGATTCACTCATTTATATAATAAGATATATATATTTTTAAATAATATATTTAAACAAATTTAAGATATATAAACTAAATAATGTCTAAAAACATGAATATAATTTATGCGGGTAATAAAGGTTTAGCAAATTTAGGAAATACATGTTATATGAATTCCGCATTACAATGTTTAAGTCATCTGATTACTTTTCATCCAAACAATGAAAATTTTTTTAATGAATGTAAAAGAGCGAGTAAAGACTCATTACTTTATGAATGGTTTCAATTTCAAAGAAGTATGTGGTCAAATGAAAATAATACCATAAATCCTATCAATTTATTAAGACGCTTTCAAAAGCTATGTTTAGAAAAAGATCTTTACTTTAGTAATTTTTCACAAAATGATGTAGATGAATTTTTAACATTGTTTTTAGATTTATTACATCAAGGTGTTGGGAGAAAGGTACAAATGACATTTAGTGAAAAAGTTGAAGATGAAGCAGATAAAATAAATCTTAAGAGTAATCAAACATGGAAAAGATTTTATGAAAAAGATTATTCTTATATCGTTGAAAATTTTCATTCTCAATTGCTCAGTATTACAAGCTGTACTGATTGTGAGTATTATACAACTAATCATGATCCTATTCAAGTGTTATCATTGGAAATACCCGAACAAGCAACTTCTTTAGATTGTTGCTTAACAGAATACATGAAAAAATATAGATTAGATGAAAACAACACGTGGCAATGTGATTCATGTAAAAATAAAGTTAGACCATACAAGCAAACGCGATTGTGGAAGACATCAGATGTCTTATTTATACTTCTTAAAAGATATAATCGGAATCGGAAAATAGATAAATATTTAAAATATCCATTGACATTAAGTCTTAAAGATTATAATATTAATTATTCCGGTAAGAAAAGTAATCAATACGCGTTAAGTGGCTTCGCGGTTCATAGTGGTGGTTTAGGAGGTGGTCATTACTATGCTGTTTGTAAGAATTATTTAGATGATTCATGGTATGAATACAATGATAGTCATATTTCAAGAGTAAATACAGAAAAATGTACTAAATATTCACCATATTTATTTGTTTACAAGCGTATTTAAATTAATTTTAAAATTCTGCCATCGCTCCTATATAATTTATTATTTTTACGAATTACAACCCCTTTAGGGGGAACTTGAGTGCGTTTTATTGATCGCTTCTTTTTATGTGTTTTCTTTTTTCTTTTGGTTTTGTTGATTTTTTTTCCTTTTTTCATATATGCTTTACATTTTGAAAAAGGTATTCCATCTGGACATCCTTGTTCTAATTTATGAAATCCTTTCATTATAATATATACATTATTTTAATCCTGTAGTGAATCATCTTCATCAGATAATTCATCACCGAATTCGTGAATTACGACATTGTGTTTAATAAATTCGAAGTAATCCATGAAATTATCATTATATAGTTTTAGTCTATAGTAATCACTTAACTTTTTTAATGATAAAAATAACTCATTTATTTCTTCTAAATATTTTAAGTCAAAAAGTTCTTCTTCTGAAACAGACATAAAGATTGAATCATATGCGAGTTTTTCATAGAATGATTGAATAAAATTATTTTTAAACGAATCATAATCTGAAACATGATCTAAATCATCCTTATCATTAATCCACTCATATGTTTTGTTCATCATATCTTCTAGTATATCTTTAATTGTTAAATCTTCTTCATATTTAATTTTAGTCATTAACCACCTATCTTTTGATACCTTCATTTTAGCGATTGGTAGAGGAATATTGACACTATTCATAATAAATCTAATGTGAATATTAAATTTTTTTATGAACGAATAAAATCTTTCACTAAATTCTTAATATCTTCTACAGGCATCGATGAATCTATACTTAAATGAGGATGACTACCATCACTAACGCTTACACCATTGCTAACGCTTACACCATTGCTAACGCTTAGCCATTGAAAAATGTTCTTTTCTGAAGCATGATTTCTATTCTTAAGATGGTCTTCATAATTATCTGGATAAACCATTTTAATACGTTCTTCTTGTAATTCAGGTGAAATATTCAATTGAATGATTTTAAATCCATTATTCACCAATGCTTCATATTCATTTTGATATCTTAAGTCATCAACTAAACAATATTCTTTATTTTTACATTCATTAATTACATAATTTACCCATACATCTGGATCTATCTCTCTCATTTTTTGACCGATACTCGTTAAAAGAGATCTGTCTTTCACTAAAGGATCCATTTGAAACAGATCCCTTGCGACGCTTTTTACTTTTTTACCAAATGAAAATATTTGAAATTTTGGTTCTAATTCACATAAATAATTGCAGAGAGTTGTTTTCCCTGAACACATTTTCCCTGTAATTGCGATTTTCATGTTAAATAGTAATAATAAGATAATTTTAAATCTAAATCTTGTTTAAAAATTGACATTATTAAATCCATTTCTACTTAAAAATTTGATAAGTTATTAAATGTATAAAGTAGAGATAAACAAAATGCGTGTTCAAAAAAGAAACGGTGAATATGAAGAAGTGTCTTTCGATAAAATCCTTACTCGTATCAAGTCTTTATCACAAGGCAAAGAATTTAAAACTACACTAAATATCGATGAAACTATTATTGCTCAAAAGGTTATCCAAGAAATTCATGATGGAGTAAAAACAAGTGAATTAGATGAATTATCAAGTCAGATAGCAATTGCTATGTATAGTAAAAATCCAGATTTTAAAACGCTTGCTGGTAGGATTGTTGTATCCAATCACCATAAGAATACAAAGAATACCTTTAGTGAAAAGATAGCTATGATGCACCGATATGAAAGTAATGGAAAAAGCAAGGCACTAATCGCTGATTATATGAACGATTTAGTACAGGCAAACAAAGAACTTATTGATTCAACAATTGATTACACCAAGGATTATGATTTTGATTTCTTTGGATTTAAGACATTAGAAAAAAGTTATTTATACAGAATCAATGGTCAAATTGTGGAGCGACCTCAAGACATGTTTATGAGAGTATCTCTATCTATTCATAGAGATAATATAGATGAAGCATTAGTCAACTATGATTTAATGAGTAAACATTACTTTACTCATGCGACCCCTACTCTTTATAATGCTGGTTCTATTAGAGAGCAGTTCGCCAGTTGTTTCCTCCTAACAATGAAAGAAGATAGTATCTCAGGTATTTATGATACTCTTAAGGACTGTGCCCTCATTTCAAAGCATGCTGGTGGTATTGGTCTTAGTGTTCATAATATTAGGGCAAAGGATTCTCATATTGTGGGAACAAATGGGGTATCAAATGGATTAGTTCCGATGTTACGGGTATTTAATGATACAGCGCGCTATGTTGATCAGGGAGGAGGAAAGAGAAATGGTTCTTTTGCAATGTATTTAGAACCTTGGCACGCTGATATTTTTGAATTCATTGAACTTAAAAAGAATCATGGGAATGAATTTGACAGAGCAAGAGATTTATTCTATGCTCTTTGGATTCCGGATTTATTTATGGAACGGGTTGTATCAGATGGTTCATGGTCACTGTTCTGTCCAAATGAATGTCCTGGCTTAGCTGAAACTCATAGTGAAGAATTTAATACTTTATACATGAAATATGAAAGCGAAGGTCGTAGTAGAAAGAAGATTAAGGCGCGAGAGCTATGGTCTGCTATTTTAACTTCGCAGATTGAAGTAGGAACACCATATCTCTTATATAAGGATGCTTGTAACCGAAAATCAAATCAACAGAATTTAGGAACAATTAAATCATCAAATCTGTGTACTGAAATAGTTGAATATACATCACCAGATGAAACTGCTGTATGCAATCTTGCGAGTATTTCATTAAAGAAGTTTGTAAAAAAGAAAAATACCAAAGGTTTGAAATTTGTAGTTTACAGCAAGCCCAAGTGTGTCTATTGTGAATTAGCAAAGGGATTACTAAACAAAATGAAGATAGAATATGAAAAAAGAGATTATCAAGATATTAAGGATGAAACAAATTTATCGCTTGAAGGAGTTACATTTCCACAAGTATATAGAGTTGATGAAGGAAAACGATATCATATTGGGGGATATACTGAATTAAATGATTATTTAAGATCAAGCTTTGATTTTAATGGTCTTCAAAAAATAACAGAACGTCTAACAAAGAATCTTAATAATATAATTGATTACAATTATTATCCGACACCAGAAACAAGGAATTCAAATCTAAGACATCGTCCTATTGGAATAGGTGTTCAAGGTTTAGCAAATGTATTCTTCGAATTAGGATATGCGTTTGATTCGGATGAGGCAAAAGCATTAAATGAAAGAATATTTGAATGTATCTATTATGGTTCATTAAAAGCATCTATGGGTTTAGCAAGAGATAGAGAACAATTAATGAAAGAATATAAAATTTATACAAATCAATTTGATGGAAAAGGTGAAGATGATTTTGTATCTTCTGATTCACTTTTCAAGATTAAAAATAAACTCAAGACAATCTTATCAGAGGAAGTAAAGAGAGATGAATATTTGGGTAGTTATAGCAGTTATATCGGTTCCCCAATGTATCATGGTAAGCTCCAATTTGATCTATGGCAGGAGAATATCACTGATATACATTATGATTGGTCTTCACTCAGAGATGATATTAAGAAATATGGTGTAAGGAATAGTCTTCTTGTAGCACCCATGCCTACAGCATCTACTGCTCAGATCTTAGGTAATTATGAATGTTTTGAACCTATCTTATCAAATATTTATACTAGGCGAGTTTTATCTGGCGAATATATGGTAATCAATGATTATCTTGTTAATGATTTAATTTCACTTGGAATATGGTCAACAGAACTAAAAGATAAAATTATTGCGAATGATGGATCGGTATTAACTATATCTGAAATTCCAGACATAATTAAAGATAGATATAAGACTGTATGGGAAATAAAACAAAAGAATATTATTGATATGGCGGTAGACAGAGGAAAGTTTATCTGTCAGAGTCAAAGTATGAATTTATTCTTGGAATCACCAAGTATAAAAACAATGAGTAACATGCATTCTTATGCATGGAAAAATGGATTAAAAACTGGTATCTATTATTTAAGAAGTCGTCCTTCATCAAAAGCAATTCAATTTACAATTAATCCTAATGAATGTGAAAATTGTTCAGCTTAACTTATCAATTATTGATTATTCACTTTTTTCATTAATTCTTTATTTTTTACATTTTGTAATGCGATGAAAGTACCGGCGGAAAGAAGAGCAATAATTAGTATCACAAAGAAAATGATAGGGAATAAAACCAAGAACCATGAGATTTTGTTTCCATATTTAAATTGGCATATATAGTTTAATAAAGCAACCCATAAGACTGCGAATATTATATTAACTATTAGACCAAGAAAGGTATAATGATGAATATGTCCACCTTCTGGTTCTGCTTCTACTACAGCATTGTTTGTATAAATCATGGATGATAGATAAGCTAATTGAGCAAAAATGGATAATATTAAATACACTTGCGCAGGTGTACATAATTCAGAAATTACCTTTGGAATTTCAACTCCTAATAGTTTCATTTTATAATATAGATAAATAAAAAAATTTTAGCGATTTAGTTCATCTATATCAATTAATGTATTATATTTTGATAATGCTATTTCTTTTTCAGCATTATTAGATTTTTTAACTTTTTCAGGAGGAGGAGTATAAGTTTTAACTTCATTGTTCTTTTTGGCTTTAAACATCAGATTTACATTACACTGAGTCTGAATAAATACATTGTTTTCTTTGCGAATAGGTATTGTAAACTTTAGGGGCAAACTTAAATAACCTATCGCGTGATATATTAATGGTAATCTAGCATTTCTTTTACCGCATGTATAGTCTTTTCTAAAGAAACGATATAAACTTTGTATCTGGATTTGAATATCTTTTGATCTTTCGCTACATTCATAAAAAATGATTTCCCATAATAACCAGATTGTATCTTTACAGTGTTTAGGATCTACTTCACTAATATCGCGACATTCTATTTCGAATTTTACTTTTTTCTTTTTATTTATCTTTCCCCATTGAATTAACCACGCGACCCAATAAATAGCATTTTCATATCCTCCATTTATATTTTTCAGGTGAAATAAAAATTCATTCATAATAATTTTCAATTCTTCTGGATCAGTGAAGCGAATTATATGCGAAGGTAGTATTTGCATTGTAGCACTTAGTTTACTTTGAATTTTACCATATTGAAAATGATCTTCATTAACTTTAGGATATTTATCAAATCGCTTTGTTTTCGGAGAAGTTGCCATCGTAACCACTAAATCAAAAAATACATTTCTTACACTCTGTGTGTTTCTTAAATGTATTAATTGATCTTTCTCTTTCTTTCCAATATGATTGTAACTTTTAGTGAATACATCATATTTCCTCCATAGATATTCTGGTAACTTAGGAGAATTTACATGGATTATTTTGGATGAATGTAATACTAATTTCTCAAATAAATCAATGCTATAACCAGAACAAACACATTCAGTTACCCAATAACATGCTTCTTCCAGTTTTCCTTCATCAATACACTTAAATAATGTATTATATACATCTTTTTTCTTGAAATCGGAAAATGTTTTATCTTTGAATGCTTCTAAGGGTCTTGGATCAATAATACAATAATCACTATTCATATTATTGAGTAATTACAAAAAAGTATTTAAATTTAGAGGTAATTGTTTATTTTAAATATTTCTGAGATAATTTGGAAATGGACCATGTAATAACACAGACCAGTGCATATAAAGGTAATTTTATTGCCGCCTTATATATATCTTTCTCTCTATAGTAATTTGTTACTAACAATATTACACCCATTAAAATATAAGATGATATTATAGCTATTTTTGTGTCTTTTATTAGTATAATGGGCAATAAAACAACTAAAGTTGATAATATACCAGAAATTAAAACCACAAAAGATAACTCAATCGCTTCTTTTTCATCAACTTTTTCAGTTATTTTTTCATCATAATAAGATAATACATCAGGTAAATTACTAGAAAAAGCCATGATAATTAAAGCAACAATAATTTTATGATGAGAGAAATTCAAATAACCTGATAAAACAGCACATAATGTGATTAATTGCTCATCAACAGCAAAAGAAATTGGATGAAAATATCTATCTAACTGATTCATATATATTATTCATTATAAATTTATAATATTATAATATTATTCTTCCGGATCATCTAATTTATGAACAAGTGCCATGGTCGTATCAAATATAAATGGAACTAAAATTAATATTAAAATTCCTGAACCATACCCTATCAGAGATAGTTTTAATAATTCATATGGTTTCATGCCTTTGGAAATAAGATGAAAAGTTGCCCATATATTTATAATTAACAATACTATTAATAATTTATTCATATATATATATATATAATTTTATTCATTAAAAATCATTTCTTGTTCATCATCTAATCCTTCATCATTGTATGTTTCATCTTCTGGATCATATTCTTCATAATCTACATATCCTTCTTCTTCTGCTATAGGATTAATTGGAGGGGCAAGCGGTAATTCATTTACTTCACCTGTCACAGTATCTAATTCTACATTCGCATCACTCATAATCTGTTGTAATCGCTCAATTCTTTCATCCTCAGTATGGGCAACATGTTCATCGCTATTTACATATTCACTCGCTTTCGCAGTCGCCTGCTTGTAAAACAATGAAATACCCATTTTATTCTTTTGCATAATAGCAAATCTTTCTTCACGAGTCGCATCATCAAGTCTATTAATAATTTCTTGTTTTTCTCTTTCTTTTTGCTTTGATAAACGATTCGCTAAATCTAATTTTTGTTCATTTAAAAATAACCATGATGGATCATAGTGCTCAAAAAATACGTGTGTCAGTAAATCCAATAAGAATTGAGAAAATAATTCAATCATATCATTAATATTATCTTCGTCTCTTTGTTCCAATGATTGAAATAAATCATTGGCATCAGAAGTAACTTCTGATTGTTCGTCTTTTAATTCTTGAATAATATTTACTATATCATTAAATAAACCTATGAAATTATATTTCATATAAACATCAGAATATCTTTCATTATAATAAGAATTATTAGATCCTTTTATCATTTCTAAGTTCATGAATCTTGGTTTTAATCTGTTAAACAAGAACTGAAAATAATATACATTTTCTTTACTCTCATTTAAATATTTGTTAAATCCTATATAATTATCTTTGGTTTTCACGAAAATACGATTATGTAATAGTAAATTCGCTGGATTATTATCTCTTTTCATAAAGTCTATAAATCCAGACTCTACGCCGGGAGTTACTTTCCATCGCCTTTCTAATCTGTATGAGCGAGACGCAGATATTAATTCATCTTCTTTGTTTTTATCAACGGACAGATGAGAAAATATTAATCTTATATCATTCATATAAGATACCAAGTGATGATATCTTAAATTTGTATCATTAATAAACAAATCTATTATCTTGTTTAACTGATCCGATGAAAATTTAATTCTCTCACTTGGATTGTACTCTTTAAAGATACTTTCAAATCTACGCTTTTGTTTATCTTCTAGATCATCACTTTTCGCCAAAAATCTAGAAATATTCTCAATATTAGTCAATGTTTCACCCATGATATCCGAAAATACAGTCTTTAATTGAGGTATGATTAATTCTTCTTTCATTTCGGGCATATTAATGAATATATCTTTTAATCGCGCATCGGTTGCATATCCAATATTCTCTAAATAATATTGAAAACGAATGTCTAAATTAGCATACTTCTCTATCATTTCATAATCCCTGATAGAATACTCTTTCTTTCGAGAAATGAATTCGGTGCGTTTTAAAGATGTATTATCTCTAATTGTTTCTAAGACTTTATAAAAATTTTCTCTAGTTGATTCAATATTTCTATATTTTTCCTTTGTTAATTGTATTTCTCTATTATATAAGATAGTCTTTGCTAAGAAACTATCATAAAAATTGTCTTTTGTATATTTTACTATTTCATCCATATCATTTCTCTTGTAAATTTTGAATAATCTTTCTATCATGGTTTTACCAGCATCATTTTCTTTTAAACGCTCAAATGGTAATTCAGGATAAACAACAGGTGGTTTGTAATAATATATTCTTTTTGGTTTAGTATTCAATAAAGGTAGATCATATGTGTTAATCGCATTATGAATAAAACTATTACACGCTTTTTCATTTGTAAAACATGAATTTATTGATGTATTTTTATCACCATATAATGCTAATATTTCTGGTATAACATTCTTCCTTAATACTTGAAAATCAAGTGTTTTAAATGAATTACTACTTTCTGACCATCCATTTCTTATTAATATTCTTAGTATTTCATTTGGTTTATCACATGTTTCGAGCATACGGTTAAATGAAAGTGTAATAATAAGATTGCTTTTATGTATTCCATATAATGATACAACATATCTGAAAATTAATCTGAAACTACTATTTTTAAAGATACCAACTTCGGGTATATCTAATAATTTAGAAATATCTTCTTCCTGGTGTAGTGGTCTTAGCATGGTATTGTTTGTAACGAGATATCCACCATATACTTTCCTGAAATAAGGAAAATTATAGTCTTGTATTGAATCTAAATAGTTATTTACACCAGTAACTAGATTATTTTTTTGTAACGGTCTAAACATAGGCCATTCTTTTTTCATATAATCATGTTTTAATGATTCTATACATTCTTCATAATTTGAAATACGATTAACGATTAGTGGAAAATTAGGTTCCATACAGTATCTTATTGTTAATCCTAATTGAGTTTCAAATGAATTTATTTTGTATTCTTTTTCATTGATTAATTGTGAAACGCATTTCCATCTTTTTTCATCCTTATATTTTTCATATAGTCTTCTTAATTTGGCGCAATAATAATTAACTACACTATTGTCTATTTTATGGTTATTAACATCAATTATATCTAATGACTTCTTCCCTTCTGAAAAATAAGAAGGTATTCTACATTGCATAGTTAATGTGACTAGTGCTGTCAGTATTAATAAATTATTACTATCTTTTAACCATTTCTGGAATTTTTTAAAGACGCTTTCTCTTTCTGTCTTTAATTTTTTCTTTTCATTTTTATCTTTTGTTTTTGTTTCTAGAGATTTAATCTTTTGAGTTTCACTATTAATTCTAGGATGGATATCAGTACTACTCACATTCATTAAACCATACCTTTGATCTGCTAACATGTTATGATCCAATAATTCAAATGATACTAATACTTCATGGATATCTTCATCTGTCATATTAACACCAACCGATTCACTAATCATTTTGATCATTGTAACGTATTCAATCTTTTCTTCAAGATATTCGCTTATCTCTAGTTTCTTGTCTTTTTTAGTATCAATAACTTCTCGCGTTATCATTGGTTTATCATCATTGTAACCATCTATCAGAGTCGTATCTTCATTACATAAATAACCACCGCAAATTTTACATGCTATCATTCCATCTTCTGGAGGCAATCCATATTTGCTTTTCATGGTTTCAAATAAATCATTATCATTCGATGTATTTACCATATAAAGATAATGTTTACATAGTGATCTTTCATTTGTATACACATCATATAAATAATCAGGAGATTCCGTCGGTTTATCAGCAACTCGTGTGAAAATATCTATGTATTTTTGTAAATAATGATTCCTTAATCCTGGTTTAGCTAACTGGAATATCTTTTCATGGCATATTTTAGATTTCATCTCATCGCTTAGTTCTATATTTCGGGGTTTGAATATTTCATTCCTCTTACGACGATATATACTAACATATCTCTTATGATATCTTTCTATATTCTCTTTTAATAAATCGCTAATACTATTTCTTAAATTAATATCTAATTCAGTATAACTTTTTCCAAATTTGAATAATATTTTCTCTATATCTGTAAAATTATATAAATCAGAAGAAATATCATCTCTTAATAGTGCTTTAATAGATTCTCCTACATTATAGTCATAAATTTCATATAAATAATCTTTGTCAGTATTATGATCTAAGTTATACAAGATATATTTATCTTTCTCCTTTGATTCATATTCATCTCCATCAGATGTTACTATATAAGAATCTTTTAATAATCTTTTACGTGTTATTATTCTGCGATAGTAACTATCATATATATATTTTTCAAAGACGTTAAAAATTTTCATAGTTTCACCTTTTAATGAATATACCGTTTCATTATATGGTTCTTCTAATAAAGCGATAAATCTCAATCGGTTTGCTGATAATATCATTTGATTATCAAAATAAATTGGTTTATTATTGCGTCTTTCATCATATCTATATGCCCCCATGATACCATTACAATTGTCATCTTGAATACAATTTCTTAAATATGTATCATAATACTCTTCTGTTTCATAACCATATCCATTGGTTGTTTGTATTGGTCTCGAGTGTTTTAATTGCGAGTTTATATAATCTCTATAATTACTGTATCCTGTTTCTGACTCTAAAGCAGTTTGTTTTAATTCTTCTGATAGTGTATTTCCCAATTCATCATATATTTTTAGTTCATCGCCTATAACTGGTATCATGTATTTGGGTAAATGTTTCTTCTTTTTCTTATCTAAATCACTATACAGTTCTAAAAGAGTATCTATTGTTTCTTGAACCCTTTCTATCAATAAAGGATTATCATAAATATTCATTGAAATGATGAGAGTTGATAATAAATCATCTTTAATGGCAAGTTCACTATAATTTTTATCAACTAACTCATCTGTTTCAAATTCAACCTCTTGATATTCTTCTTTTTCTTTAATTGGATTATAAGGTCTTACCTTAATGTAATCTAAAATTTCATAAGTTACTGTCTTTTTTAATAACTCCCCATTTTCAAAAATATAAGTTAAAGTTCTATCTTTATCATCCACTATGATTAAAATATTTTCCTCACTAGAAATCTCTGTTATTTTTCCTAAAAATGGAGATTTGTCCCCTTTCATCAAAACGATTAAACTATCACCAATATCAATTGATGTTCTATCTGCTTCAGTTAAATCGGGGAGTTCATTATAGGAACCCATTTCTTCTTCGCCCTCTTCTACTTCTCTTTCCTCTTCAACCAAGTCCCCTATATCCCCTTCAAGTATATCTGATTCACTATCTTCATCTAAAAATGGATCATTTCTATCGGGAACTGAAATCGGTATCTTTTCTTCTCCAGTATCCATTTATATGTTATGGATATTTTTTTATAAATTATTAATCTTAATTATTTTATACTTAAAAACAAATTACTAATATATAGTATCCAACTATGGAACTTCAAACTTATATAAACAATCATAAAAATTATATCTCAGATTTTAAGAAACTTGGTTTTAAAATTAATTCATACAAAAACTTACGGATCGTTTCGTATCCATATGATAAGAAACCCGAATATAATTCACACGATGATATGTATAAACTGTATCTTAAGGGAGCAGTTATTGATATAGATACAAATAGAGTAATATGCTTACCCCCTATTAAATCGCTAGATATCCCTGAAGAAGAGGGAAACTTAGACGATTCCGTTTATCAGAGTTTAATTGATGGAACTATGATTAATCTTTTTTATCATGGAGATAAATGGCTAATCAGTACTAGGTCAGAAATTGGTGGTTATAATAAGTGGACAAACAAGAAGCCATTTAGGCAAATGTTTGACGAGTGTTGTGAATTAGAATGTGATTCACTTAATAAAAACATGTCTTATTCTTTTGTAATGAAGCATACCGAAAATCGAAACGTATCCCCTGTAACTAGTAATGAATTAATTCTAGTAGAAATTTATAAATTCTCGGAGGATATTATTAAGAGATTGAGAAACGACGAATATCCCGATTTGAATTGTACGGTTCAAGATAGTTATACTGATAGAGATGAATTTATGAAATCATTTCAAGGTCCCGTAATCCCTTATTATATTAAGGGATACACTATAAAATCTGGTAATCTACGTTATAAATGGATTAATCCCTATTTTGAAGAAGTAAAGAGTCTAAAAATTAATATGAATAATCATCTATTAAATTACATTGAGTTAAGAAGGAATGGAAATCTAAGGAAATATTTAAGATATTTTCCAGAACATAATCACTTATTTAATAATTATAAGGATAAGATACACGGTTTAACAAATGATTTATTTACAACCTATAAGAATGTATTTGTTCATAAGAGTATGGATAAGAAAGAAATTCCATATCATTTGAATCCACTCATGTATGATATTCATGGGATATATCTAAAAACAAAACTTCCCACTAACTGGGAAGCTATCAAGGATTATATTCATACGGTTCCAAGTAAGAAACTGGTCTTTGCCATGAATTATTTATAATCGTTGAATTATTCCAAACCAAACTAAACGTGTTTTTCAAGCAAGTTTTTGCTATTTGTTAATATACTATTAAATTCTTCTTCACTTAAACCCTTTTCTATTACTTGTGCTAATTCTTCACCATTAGACACTCCTATACAATTAATACCGGATTGAAATGTATTCCCAGCATTTATCCAATCTAAATGAAGAATTAATACACAATCTTCATGTATCGCTTCTAAAAAGGTATATTGGGTTCCACCACCATCACCTTTAATAATAGACATATCTATCATGTATTTTGCATCTTTTAATATACTACATCCCTCATAAGTTGGTGATAAATTTTTAGGAAATTTACCTTTCCAGAAGGCATCAAAATTTAATTCTTTTAACTTGTGATGGACATACAATCTATTTTCAGCGCCAAATATATAAATATGTTTTTTAGGATCTTTTTGTAATGCATTCGCTTTCAAAAGTATATCTGTATTTTTATCAAAATCTATACGTGATATAGATACGCATTCATAACCTAACCCTTCGCATTCCGGAACTTCGTATGGATAAAATGGATGAGGCATAAATTGTGATTGTACGCTGAATGTATTCACTAAATATTCTTGAACACTCTCTCTAATGGTTATTACTTTGAAATGATTTAGTAAAATATTATCATTTTTATCGGTGACTTGAACTAGTGGATTCGGGGTCTTCTTATTTACTTTACATTCAGTTGGATCATGAATAACAATTTCTGTATTGGGGGGGAATAAATATAAATATTCATAATAGTGCTTATCAACAGCCGTTATCATAATATTATTTAATTTAAGGACTTCACTAATATCTAAATTTTGATATTCACATTCATAACCATAATTGCGTTTAAATTTTTCATTTCTCCTGGATATTTTGTATATAGGAGAATTGTATTTATGGGATAAATGAGCCGTGAATGTAACCCATCCTCCATAAACTGGTTTCGCTAAATACAATAAATTCTTATTTGAATTATCATCTTGATAAGAATGTATTAAATCCATTTTATAGTAAAAGATATTTTAAATATTTAAGATTAACTTATTCCAATATTACACCAGTTCCTTCTTTCTTTTTTTCTGGTTTTAATGAAGCAGTTATCATTATCGTTTTTTTAACATTTGGATCTGTTTCAGATAAATCTTTTGGTTTTGAATCTACATGGATCGTTCTTGTTTCTTCCGGTTTGTCTTCGGGTTTGTCTTCTGTTTTTTGTTTTATCTCTGTCACAACTAAATCTTCTTTTTTATTTTTATTCTGATTATCTTCAACAATTTGTAGAAACGGATCTTTTTTCGCTTTAATTTCAATGCTCTTGAATGATTTCTTCTTTTTTGATTTTTTCTTTTTATGGGTTCTTTTCCTATGTTTCATGTAATTTTCAAGTATATTTGATTCTTTTGGTTTTAATCTAATACCAACATCTCCTAGTTTTTTCTTATTGGATTTCATTATATATTTAAATAGATAAATATAATATCAATATATGAATCAATACTATGAAGAAGGTAAACTAGAGATAGGTTTAGATGAGGCCGGAAGAGGATGTCTTTTAGGACCCGTTTTTACAGCCGGTGTTATACTAAATGATTTAAATCTAAATCCACCACCGTATGAAATAAAAGATTCTAAAAAGTGCTCAGAAAGAGTTAGAAAAATTCTAAGAAAGTATATCGAAGAAAATAGTATCGCTTTTTGTGTTGAAATGATTGATTCAGATCGTATTGATCAAGTGAATATTTTAAATGCTACAATGGAAGGGATGGAAAAATGCGTCGATAATATTACATCTGTTATGAATGTAGACAGACTATTAGTTGATGGTAATTATTTCCCACCCTACATGAATAAATCCACATTTGAATTTATACCACATGTTTGTATTACTGGTGGTGATGATAAATATTATAATATCGCAGCGGCATCAATTTTAGCAAAAGAATATCGCGATGAATATATAAAAGAATTATGTGATTTAAATAATATTTTAGATGACTATGATATCCGAAATAACAAAGGTTATGGAACAAAAACGCATATGTTAGCATTACAAAAATATGGTCCCACAGAATTTCATAGAAAATCTTTTAAACCTTGTCATAAATGATATTATTTAAATCTTGTCAAAAATAATATTTACAAATATTATAAATAGACTAACGCATGGTAGTCTGTTTTGATGAAAATATATATATCAAGTCTTTTGATGAAAATGGATACTATTCACTTAAATCGAGAAAATGTAAAGATTTTGATGGTCCTAATAATTTTTCTATATTATGGAATCAATTATTAATACTATTTGATAATAATTATATAAAAGATAAAGATTCATTATTTCAAAGATTTAATAGTAAAATATTATCAGTTTACAAACCAGAAATATTAAATGAAATAGACAGTATTTTGTATAAATTTCTTAAATTGAATATTTTAAATATACAACTTTATAATTCTTATACTCTCAAAAATAACAAAGAAACTATATTAAAATTAATAGATTTATATGAAATGATAAATAATTTATAATTATATTGAACGTAAATGTTTCCGTTGGAGAACCAACTCACATATATTACGGTTTTTGGGATACACAATTGAGTTTTTGACCGTCGTGTTCCGGCTGGCACCCTTGTTGGACACACATATTTTCATTTGGAGTGGTATAATTGGGTTTTGAATACTTATCACACCATTTATCAGCAAGCGCGATAATATCCTGTTCCTCGGTTGAACAATTCATACTATTCAATTCCTTTGAAGCCAGAGATTTAGTCGTTTCACAGTTAAATCCTTCCTTACAATCACAACCCATAAGGTAATATAAAGCACATACAACTAAAGCAAACATTAAAACATGCTCAACACTTAAATCCATATTTTATACTATAGAATATATATTTTTTTATAGTTTAAATCCGCTTTCGATGAATTCATGAACCATGGGATTTTCAACGGAATTGTTTGTAATTAATCTTGGGGCAATACTCATAGTCTGTAACTCTTGTATTAACATTTTCATCGCGTATGGCATTTCCACATTGACTATATCGTCTGATTCTTCTCCATTATATATTAATCCATTCTTATCATTTATATGAACATTATATTTATCAGAACGTTCCATAGTTGATTCTCTTAAAAATTCAGCAGCACCATGAGCTAAAATACTATCCCTCTCCATTTCACCTATCCTTAAACCACCATTATTTGCTCTTCCCGCCGCGGGCTGTCTTATCAGACTTTGTAAAGGTCCCGTCCCTCTACTATGCATCTTATCAGCAACCATAATTTTAATCCTTTGATAATAAGTCGGACCAATAAAAATAGAAGTTTTTAATTGTTCTCCTGTAATACCACTATACATTACTTCATTACCCCATTCATCATAATCATACTTTTTCATCAATTCAGCATAATCATGAATATCATTATTTTGAAATGCTGTCGAATCACCTAAAAATCCACCTAGAGATGCACTCTTCCCCAATACAACTTCTAATAATTGATTAATTGTCATTCTACTCGGGATAGCATGAGGATTAATAATTAAATCTGGTACAATACCATCCTTTGTAAAAGGCATTTCTTCTTGTTCTAAGACTAATCCACACATCCCCTTCTGACCTGGTCTACTAGCATATTTATCACCAACCATGGGGATTTTATTTTTTCGGATCCTAACTCTGGCTCTCCTTAAATTTTCATCGTTTTTAGTAACTACCACTTTATCAACGTACCCGGATGTACTAAATTTAACTGTTTTTCCCGAAACAGTATGCATTCTTTTCCCGTCCATATTTGTTTCTTCTCCAACCTTACCGACAATAGCATCTTCATCAGTCACATAAGAACCTTCTTTAGCGAATCCATTTCTATCTAATTTATCAAAATTAAGCATTGTTTTCTTTTTGATATCTTTCACATTTAATGGATTTTCAAAATATATTCTACGATTTCCATCACCTTCTTCATCATCTTCGTATCCTCTAAAATATAACGAATTAAACATACCTCTTTGAATAGATGTTTTATTTAACATCATACTGTCCTCTTGATTATACCCAGTATAACTAGCAATCGCTACAATACAATTAATACCATAGGGTAATTTATCAACATCGGTGTATTTCTTATAACGAGTCGTTACAATCGGTTTTTGAGGATAATTTAATACATGCGCGAAAGTATCAAATCTAG